ACCGAATATTAGTTTTATGCCGTCCCACACCATAGCCATTCCAGCTTTTATATTGTTCCATAGATTTGAAATATCAGAACCTAATTGCGTCCAATTTCCAGTTACAATGTCTATGATTATAAGAATTGCACCTAAGAACACATTTTTAATAATTTCCCATATACCTTGGATATATAACATGATACCATCGAATATACCTTTTATATTATCAAATAAGTAACCCCAATTTTCTGTTACAAATTGAACTACTCCATCAACAGCCAGCCAGAATATTTCTTGTATGCCTGCCCATAGTTCAGCAAACCATAATTTCAACCCGTCCCACAACATTTTCATCCAGTCTACAAACATTGCCCATTTTTCTTTGATGAACTCAATTGCTTGTCCAGGTGCTTCTTTAAGCCATTCCCAAAATGCTGCCGCCGCTATTTTCATATTGTCCCACAGCTTAATGAAAAACTCTCTAAATCCTTCGCACTTGTTCCAGAGTAGTACAAACACACCAACCAGTGCAACGATTGCTAATATTACAATTGTTATTGGATTCGCACTCATTACAAGATTTAAAGCACCTTGAGCAATTGCCATTATTTTCGCACTTGCTGCTGCCAGTAAGTGCATACTGCGTACGGCTGCGATTGCACCTTTCATGAGTTTAAATATACGTATGGCTTGTCCCACAACCGTAATCATCTTTCCAATAATAAGTATAGTAGGTCCAATTGCTGCTCCAATACCTGCAATAACTAAAATTGTCTTTTGTGTGCCTTCACTCAATGACGCAAATTTATCTACCCAAACTTGCAATTTCTTAACAACGTTGGTCATTATAGGTATGAGTATATCCCCCATAGTTATTGCAATAGTTTCTAATGCACCAGTCAATTCTTCCCACGCACCAGCTAAATTGTCTTGCATAGTTGATGCTTGTTGTTTTGCAACTCCATCACAATTATAAATAGAATCAGTAAGTTTTTGATAGTCTTCGTCTGACGCGTTAATGATTGCTAGCATACCGGACATTGCTTCCTTACCGAATAGAGTAGCAGCAGCAGATGCTTGAGTTGCTTTGTCCATGCCACCCATCTTTAAACGTAAGTCATCCATTAATTGCTTAAGTGATTTTATGCTTCCGTCTGAGTTGGTTAATGATATATTATATTTGTCCATTAATGCCGCCATTGCGTCGGTTGGTTTCGCTAGATTTGTTAACGACGCTCTAAGTGATGTACCTGCTTGACCTGCTTTTATACCACTGTTTGCCATTAATCCTAGTGCTATTGAAGTATCTTCAGCACTCATGCCTAATGCTCCTGCTACTGGTGCTACGTACTTAAATGATTCACCTAACATTGCAACATTAGTATTAGCAGCACTTGACGCGGATGCTAATACGTCTGCAAAATGTCCACTGTCCTGTGCTTTCAGTCCAAATGCTGTTAACGCGTCGGTTACTATGTCGGATGTCATTGCAAGGTCTTCACCACTTGCTGCTGCTAGGTCCATAATACCTTCAATACCATTTAACATTGCTTCCGTATCCCAACCCGCCATAGCCATGTACTTGAACGCGTCGGCTGATTCTTTAGCACTAAATTTAGTCTTTGCACCCATTTCTTTTGCTTTTTCTTTAAGTTGGTCCATTTGTTCAGCAGTTGCACCTGATATAGCTTTAACTTCTGACATACCTTGTTGGAATGTGGCTGACGTTTTTGTTATTACAGTACCCAGTGCTGCTACGGGTGTTGTTACGCCCAATGTAAACTTTTTTCCAACGTCAGTAAATCTACTTCCAATATCAGTAAACCCGCTGAATTGGTCGTCTATCTTTTTGATTCGCTGTTCTGCAAGTTTCATATTAGCAGCAAAATTGTCTATATTCAATTCCAGTTTTGCCATAATTGAACCTAAAGACGCCATAATACTCCTCCTTTATATCAATAAAAGGTTGGTGGCTATAGTAAACCAGCCTCCAACCTTTTTAATGTTGTATTCGCCACCCTGTCTTCATCAAACATTGGTGTTTTCTTGTCGTCTAAATATTGATAAAATAACGCACATGCTGCGTCAAAGCAGTATGCGTCATATTCTTCTTGTAAATTAATTATTTCACTAGGTCTACACTTATATGTCCTTGACATTGATAGTGTAGTCATAATCTCCTTACTGTTTAGGAAAGGATTCTAGTTTCTTTACACCGTCCTGTGTAAAGCTAAATACTGCCTCTAGTTGGTCGTCTGTTAAATACTCCCCTACTTCATCATACGTTGGTTCTACCATTGACTCTCTTGCAATTATGTGAAGTAATTCAGCCATCTGAGTGATATGTTGCATTGACGCTTCTGTTACTTCATCATTGGTAGCCTTACCACCCATTCCAAATAACTTATTAACCACACTCATTAAAGAGTTTGGTATTCTACCTTTTCCCGCTATTGCTAAAATACTTACTTTTTTTAATTTCACGGTGAAAACTTCGCCTGGTTCATTACCCGGTATTTCCACCTCTTGCACTGCTGATTGTTTAAATTTCTCTGCACTTGTTATCATAATATACACCCTCCATTAATATATTAAGCTGGTAATCCTTCTACATAAGTAATAGATTTAATTGGTAAACTAGCTTTAGTTGCTTCTCTTGCTTTAAGTTCAAACTCTGGAGCATAGAACTCCTTACCTATTGAGAACTTTGGTGGTTTTCCTGTGCAGTTATTCAGCGTTATGCACACATAGTTCTTAATTGAGTCCCCTTCATAGTTTGCTACATATATGTCTGCTTTAAATGCTTTCATAGTATTACCTTCAGACATCATTGGTGTAGTAATAGATTCAATAACCTCGTTTGGTGATTCTCCAGTTTTGGTTATTTTTTCGCCACCTAGTAATGCAGTAACTTCGGGCGAGAATGCATTATCTTTAAATGTGATATTATAACCATATAGTAAGTCCGGTGTTCTAACTATTGCTAATATTGCGTCCTCTGTCCTTGCAACCATCTCTTCTCCCTCACTTACTACTGGTTCAAGTTCGGCACTTTCAGCAGTGGTAACCTTAACAACTACTGGAGAAGTTAGTGGCGGTTTTTGTGTAGCTGGATCTAATTCGGTTAATATAACTTTTTTAATTCCATATAAAATATCTGCCATGTGTTTGACCTCCTAAAATAATAATTTTATGGTTCTAAATTCAACACTAATCATGAATGCTTTTAATGCGTCATCATAATATTCTTGCGTGTTGCTATTAGTAACCTCATAGCCATTTGTTAATAATAACTTTGTAACTTTGTCCACTAGGTCGTCTAATTTCAGTACATCATTTGAGGGTACATAACATAATACTTCCCAGTACTGCCATCCACATATTGCACTGTTAACAGACGGCATTGATGGTTTTTTAATTAGCACCGTTGTCGGTTCAGTAATTAATTGACTTGATGTACTTTGTTGTCTAATTTTAGATATTGTGCTAAGTAACCTACATACCTCTGTACGCATTATGAGTCACCTACTATCTTTTTATATTGCTTTAAAAGTTCATCGGCTTCAGACGCAAGTGCTTCCTCTAGTATTGCATATTTTCGACCATGTGCCAGTTCTAGCCATACTCCATAATCTACGTGATGTTGCACAGCAGTAACTAATGCTCTACCATTCCAGTATGAACTACCTTGTAACCGTTGTCTTGCGTTACCAGTACGGTCTGTCCATTTAGCGTTAGTTTGTGCGTAAGTCTGCATTGCTAATGCTGCTGCTTCGCTGACTAGCTGTAGACCAGTTAACGCTCTTGTTTGATAACCTTTTAAATTCTTTAATGTTGTTGTGATACTTGTCTTATCTATTTCAATCATGATTACACCACCTTAGACAAACTTAGTTGCCAGTATATATTTAGTTCTAAAACATTTACTGGGTTATTTATAACATATTTTTGTCCGTTTACTGTGAAGTAATCATCTTTCATGAATGGTTGTCCTTCTACATAAGTAGTGATAAATAAATCACTAGTATTTTCTGATACCGTACCTCCTTGAGATACTAACGCTGTTAAATATTTTGATGTACTATTATCCAATAGTCCGTCGCATCTGCATACAAGCTCTGGTGTGCCTTCGGTATACCCCCCTGCACCGTTGTCTATTTTTGGTATTCTATATACCTCAATAGCTGTTGGTGCTACACTAATTGCTTTTGCAACTTTGCGTCTTAATGCTAAAACATTTAACATCCGTCAGCCCTCCCCATTGATATTACTGGTTGATTAGTACGCTTTAGCTTATTAACTCTACGTAGAAAGTGTTGTGCTCTACGTAACCAGTATTTTTCATTACTCGGAGTGTCTATAGGGCCTAGCTTAACACTGTCATCTTGTGCTTTTATCAAACACCCCTCATATGTGGCCTCATCTACGGTTGGGTACATTTCAAGTAAGGTCTGTAACTCACTATCAGAAAAGTATGGAAATTGTGTTTCTTGTAAATTAAATTTTAATAATTCTAAATTAGTGAGCATATAATCACCTCTGTATTACCCTAATGTTAAGTCATTGGACAATTTATGCCCAATGACTAAAGGGTGTATATTAGATATTTATACTAGCTTAAGACTTTTAATACTGCAACGTTATTAATAGACTCAAAGCTTGGTATCATAACACTAGATACGATTGTCATTACGTTTACTGGGTGTTTCTCCTTGTAAGTTGTAATTGCAGTCGCATTCTTAATTAAGGAAACCTGTGCGTCAGTACCACCAGCTAGTAGATCTGACTCTTCAGGTGTTGTACCGTACCATGTGTAACCTATGTTACCTTCAGGTAGTAATACAACGTTTCCGTCTTTGATTAACTGCACAGTCGCACCTTGAAGTCCGTCTTTTCCTAATTGTGCTACTTTCTTTGAGTATACAACTAGTTTAATACTTAGAGTTTCTTCAACATAAGTTTTAACCTGTGCCTCAGTAACGATTATTTTTGATATCATGCCAGAAGTAATATTTGGATACATTAATTTTCTCAATGATTCAGACTTAATCATTTGTAAGAATGTTTGTCTGTTCATTATGCATCTAGTTGGTCTAATACCAGTTTCTTCTTCAATCAAATTTTGCATTTCCATTATATCATTAATTGGATCTGATGTAGCAGGTACGTCCCACTTGTTGGTTACTGTTTTGATATGCTCTAGTGCCATCTTATAGTCATACTTATAAGATGCTCCATTGTTAACACCCTTAACAGTAATTGTTCCACCTTGTAGCAATTCCATTCTCATGATTTCAGCTTGTGCATTTACACCGTCCACTAATTTTTTTACATCATCAAATATATTTTTGATTATTGGTAATGCAATAGTGGAATTAGGGTGATTTAATAGTTTGTTTATTTCTTGTCTATCCTTCTCACCTATTCTCATTGCCTCTCTGAAAAATGCCATTTCAGTTTCCATTTTTCCAAACGCAGTTCTTTCTCTGAGAGTTGCCTTTGCGTCGAAATTACTTGGCTGGATTGCAATTGGTAATCCATCTGCACCAGTTAACCATGATATATTTGTACCAACTTGCTTTTTAGATGGAAACAGAGTTTCACCTAAATATGGTATTGCGTTGGATGTTTCCTTAGTGATGTATGCTGCCATCTCGGGAGCTGTTACATAATCGAATATAGTACTCATATTTCTACCTCCTTGCTAAATTAACCTATTACAGTTATTTGCGTATTCTTACCTAATAGTTCAGGATTGATTAATTTATTCTTGTCTACGAATCCGTGTATCATTATTGTAACTGGTGTTCCTTCATTCTCGTTAACGGCTGTGTCTGAAAATACTATAGCATTGCCAGTTGCACCGTCTCCGCTACCTGCACCAGCAGCAGTTATTTTGAATGTTGCTAGATCTATTGCAACAACTTGACCTGCCTTATATTCTGTTACACCTGTGTCTGGTGCTGAACCTACTATATTTACATAGTGGTCGGGAATGTATGATATGGATTTAATTGGGTTTGTAAAATCGGGATGCTTTGTAACTCTTGACATTTAAGTATACCTCCTATTTAAAATAATCATATTGTGGTGTGAGTACCTGTGGTGCTGCTTGTGGTTGTGGTGCTGGTTGACTCATTGACATTGCATCCAACCCACTAAGTGACGCACCAAATTCTCCAGACTTTATTGTCTTTGAGTTGAATACATTTGATGTTGCAGGTTTGCCAGGTGTACCAGTGCCACCTAATTGTTGTTGACCTTCCGTACCCTCGTTTGATTCAACAGCATTAAATAAATATGGTTTATCCTTTTTAAGTGTTTTCAATGCTTCGTCTAGCCCTGTCACGGTGCCGTCTTCATTTACTTGCAACTTATCTATATCTAAAAATGCTTTTAAATCAGTACCAGTTGTATCCATTGCTTTCAACTCTAATGCTTTAGACTTAATTGCAAAGTCTAAACTTTGATTTTTCATAGTCTTTCCCAATACTTCATTTTGGGACTGCAACTTTGAAATTGTTTCTTGTGCCTTTTCATTGTCTTTGGTAAGTCCGTTCAACTTCTCCACTGCTGCTGACTGTGTAGTTAATTGCTCTTTAAGTGTTGCATTTTCTGCCACTTTTGCGTCTAGTCTAGCCTTAGGCACAAATTGATTGTCTTCACCATCGTCTAAAAATAATTTGAGTTTTAACTCTTTACATTTTGCTTTAATATGTGTGTCTAATTCCTGTGCAGTCGAGCCAGTAAATCCTTCTAGTATATCTTGTAGTTTTGCCATTTTAAATTCCTCCTTAATATCGTATAAGTAAGGAAACACACCATCTTATTGATGGTAGAAAGTTTCAATACGATGCATTTATTGTCTGCATAGTTGACCTAACTTATATTTATATCATAATATATGTGTAGACAAATAATTCGGGATTTATTTAGTCTAGTTCTGTATATACATAGTTAACACCTTATTATGACCTCACTATTTGACAGAGATGAGGTTTTTTATAGTAGGTAGGTATATTTATACCTCTTGATTATATAAATAAAAAAGACTCACATAAAAGTGAGCCTTAAATTAGGTTTGATAGTTTTGGTAAACCAATAGTTTGATGCCAGTTTTCTAACATTTCATTTTCTCCGCCATGCACCCAATCGGCAACTTCATCACCAATCTTTGATAATGATTTAGACAATACAGGTTCTTGCCAGCATAGTCCATTGGGGTGGTCGTACGGTAATTCTTGAGGTGTATAAATTTGCCCATCTCGGTCAGCACATATGCCACACGTTCTACCAGGTGCATGAACACTATGCCATTTAAATGATGTTAAATACGGGTTAGTTATACTAGCTTGCTTCATTATAGTGGTTGCACTGTGGGTAATGGTGGTTCGTGCTAGTCTAAGTGCTTCATAATTTACTTGCTTATTCCATGCTGCGTATCCATCACCTAATAATTCTTTAATTTTAGCATTATTCCATATATGGTATTCGACGGGATTCACATATTGTTCTAGTAATTTAGACATTTCTACAGCACTTAATTGACCCGCTAACCCTGACGCTATTACATCACGTATTTTATTGCTACTTGCACTCACTGCGTCCCATACACGTGCAGACAACCCAATACCGTCTTTATATATACCACCTTTGATTACATTTTCAGCTGCTTTGTCGAATAATGGATTGCATATTTGCAGTAATGCATTAGAAAAAGTATTTATATCATCTTTACGTAGACCTAATTTTTGAGTGAAGTTTTTAGCAGTATTTTCTGATATTATTTTTGCAAGGTCTTCAGATATTTCATAATTGTTAGTCTTGATAATATCATTTAATTTTAAAGCCATTGCATTCTTATACTCTGCCGCTAATGCTTTACTTGCTGTGTTATTTCGTGCAGTATTATATTTTTTAATATATATTGCCATTGCGTCCTCATACGCCTTCATTATCTGGCGGTCTTGAGCCTTGAGGGTGCGTAGCACACAACTATGCACCGCTCTACCTAACTGCGTATCATACGCCTTCATTGCCCATTACCTCTTTAGATAAAACACTTTCATAATCTAAAATTTGTTTACGTAATTCATCTAATTTTATTTGGTTATTTTGTAGTCTAATTTCGCCTGCTTGTTTACGCATGAGGTTGTGCTGTTTCTTAGCTAATAACTTATACTGTTTAATCATATTGCGTAGCTGTATGTCGGTTACATCAATTGTATATTGCTCCTGACATTTGGGACATTTAAAATATCTACGTTTTAGTCCAATACGTTTACTATTAAGTGATTCACTAATAATTGACGAATTGTCTAATTGAAATTCAGCTTTGCACTTATCACATACTATTACTCTATTTTTCATCATTAACCACCTCTTCATCTTCTTTACCTGCCGCCCCTTTGTCGTCTTCGTNCTTTGGTTCATCTTCNGTGTCGGTTTCACCTAACTGGTTGTCTAATGCAGTTTCAAANGANTTTGTACTACTAGACAAGTCGCTACTTTCTGCAAGTATTTCTTGCCATTCTGTATTCTCGTCCTCTACGTCACCATATGTTCTAATGTATGTTTTTCTACTCATAACATTTGCTTCTACTTCACGTATTGCGATACCTTTTGTGTCTTCAATGTCTTCAGGTATTGGGTAGTTATGCTTGATGATAACATTTGTTTCCGTAGCTAAATACTTATCTGCTTGCATTTCGGGATATAATTTTAGTTTGCTCACTGCTTCACATATAATGTCTATTAACCATTTAATTGCAGGTTCCCAGTTATTCCATTTTTGGTCGCAACGAGCAATTAAATCATAGAACATATATCCCATTGCTTTACCACTTGCAACCATTGCTAAATTTTCAGGTAATGGTTGGTCCATTAGTTCGTACATATCCTTTTTAAGTCTATCTAGGTAACTATCAGCAGGTACTGCAAAATTGAATGTACTGGTTAATGTTGTAACTTGGGCAGAACGAGAACTGCCGCCAGTACCATCACCAATTGACGGGTCTGTTTTTAAATCAATTACAGCATTAGGTGCAATTTTAACATTGGCAATACTCTCTGAGTCAGCATCTGTAAATACTGGTTGTTCAAACATACGGAATTTTAATGCATCTCTAAAATCACTATTAATTTGATTGTATTCATTAGCACAGTCAATTAACTCTTTTACATCCGATGTGCCATATATATCACCAGTAAGACCACCATTACATATAACCTTGCATGGAATCATGGATAACCCCGTATCAAACTTGTCTAATATTGGTACCTGCGTGGGTTCTCCAAGTGGTGTGCCGTCTTCATCGGTAGCTTGCTCTTGTTTAAATGCTTGGTTGCCGTCACCATCAACTAATCTATACGTACATTTGCATGTGTTACTTTCCATGAAGTAAATCCATTGATGCCACCTTTGGTCTGTCTTGGCTTTACCTAATGTACTTTCATCTTGATAGCTTATTTCTACTTTAATTAACCTTGTGTAATCATTTGGGTCCACTGTGTACTTAAATTCGGGCATGGTGTAGTACTTTATGCCGATTGGTTCACCCTTGTTTGCAACAACGACCATCAACACACGTTTACCTATGGTACTGTCTATAAATGCTTTTGCAGTCTCAGTCCAGAAATCACATGAGTCTAAAATTTTATCTATGATTGCACGTTTTTCTTCTGCATTGTTCTTCTGTGCCCCATCATATGGTTTCATGGCTATGGTAGGGGGTATACTGAACATGAACCTTCCTTGCTTATTAATGAGTTTCTTAACGTGGTTTCTTACTGTTCTAGTTGGTTTATAGTCTAGCTTATCTGCGTTGGGTACTGCCCATAGTTGTCCATACTTTTCCTCTAATGCAAGTTTATCTGTGCCAGCTGGTGTACCTTCGTAAAATTCATAATAGTCTATTACTTGATTTGCTTCTTCTATGAAGTCACCATCTTTAGCATGTAAACCTAATAAATTTTGTCTTTTTGATATTATTGGGTCTATCATGAGTCATTCCTCCTTTTTATCATATATACATTATATAGAATATTTTGTCTTATTGTATAGTAAATATTCAGTAGTAAATAAAAAGACACCATATAGGTGCCTTTCGTTTACAGTACATCATTGTTGTATAGATTTATTAATGTAGTTACTTCATTCTTAACCTTCTCAACCTTTTGTCTTCTTTGCTCAAGTTGTTTCTTTAATGTCGGTGCGTGTACTTCACAGTTTCGTATTTCTATAGTGTAGTCTAATATTATGTTTTCTAACTGTGCTATAAATTGAACTGGTGTGTTTAAATTAGTCTTCTTCATTTAATTTCACCTCATGTATCCATTCAAATGGTTCTACATCTATTTCTTCTTTATTACATCTAGCACATACACTGTAGTGCGTATTCTTCACCTTATGATACATCGACATACCTTTTGCTATAGACAATATTGGTATCCATGAAAATATAACAGTTAGTAGTATTAAGCATGCTGCATTATCACTCATGATTACACCTCCATTTGCTGTATTGCTGTAGTTATTAATTCTAGTTGTTGTACGAGCTCATTTAATTTATCAGTATTTGGGCAGTGTCCATTTTCTAGTATATTAATTTGTGATTCAATATCAGTTTTCATGGTATTGAATTTAATTATTAACTCCTTATTAGTCTGTATTTGTTCTCGTCGCCTTTCTATCGCGATTTCTAAGGTTAAGCCCATGCTTAACTGTAATCCAGTAAGTGTGGTATTTAACTTACCATCAGTAATATACATACTGCGTATAGTGCCATAATAGCGTGTACCTTCATGCTTAAATCGTAATACAGTGTATTCCTTACCTTCTAATACGAGTGTGCTGATTTTCTCAACGTTGCTAACTTGACTCATTTTTATACCCTCCTCAAGGTTTATTAAGTTTTCAAAGTTCATTTACTATCTGATAAGTATAATTATAGATAATAAATGTCTACTTGTAAAGCATTTTATTGAAAAAAGTTTTAATAAATTTTTCCATATAAAAAAGCACCAGTTAAGGTGCCTTTTCTATCGTCCGCATGTCATGTAATCAACATTAGGAGCTGTACATTCAAATGAAGTACCTGTATTCCTAGCAAATTCGCAATCTCTGTGTTCAAATATGCAACGATGATTAATTGGTCTTGGTGGTGGTGCTGGTGATAAGCTGACGATTTCAACGTTATGATACCCATTGTCTTCTAATAGTTTAGTAAGTTTATAATACTCTTCCGTAAATGTTGATTCAGTTAATGTGTCACCTTCAGTTTTAATTGTAAGTTCTACTTTTGCTTTTAAATCCATTTAATACACTCTCCTTATTATATTGTCCATCTCCACACATATAATTTACATACAATGTGATATAATTGTTCTCCGCTTATTTTTACGTTATATCCTTTAAATTTTTTTATTTCCATTTTAATTTTCCTCCTCATATATAATTTGGTAAGGCACCCTTATGAGGTGCCTAGTGTCTATAGTTTGTAATCATCTTCAAAATTCATCACAGTGTCTTGCATCCATTGTCTAACTGCCTTTTGCACGGTGGTTGTATTATCTAAGTAATACTCCTTTACATACTCAATACTAGCATCGAGTAATTGTTTGTTCCAACCTTTCTTTTCAAATACCTTGGTCATTAATTCTTTTAATTCGTTCATTTTTATACCTCCTAAGTGTTTTAAGTTTTGCAGTTATTAACTACTACATTTACAAGTATAGACAATATTTGTCTATATGTCAATACGGTTTATAAAAATAATTTGTCTAAATAAAAAACCAGTGTTTCCACTGGTTAGTATGTGTACCCATATCTTGTATCAATTGCAATGAGTCTATTATATTCATTTTGTAGGTTTTCCATTTTGTAATCATCACCTGCAAGTGGTGTATAGTCACCTTCAAATTCCATACGCATCCATGATACTGTTTGAATTAAATAATTTTTTCTATCCTCAAGTGACATCATATTACTTTATCCTCCTAAAAATACATTCGCCATAAGTATCATAACAAGCATTTATTACTGCTGCTAAATAGTTTTCAACTTCTGCTTTCTTTGCATTTTTAGGTAATCCGAATTTTACGTAACCACCCTTTACAATTTCTTGGCATTTAATTTCGTAATAGGTTAGTCTTCTTTTTGATTCGTCTTCTGATTTTTGCCTTTGCATTATTCCTGCTTCAATACTGATTATTTCGTTTTTCATTTCGTTAATGGTCATTTTATATACCCCCTAAGTTTTAATAAGTTTGTTAAGTGTTATCATATTTATAAGTATAGACAATTTTTACAAACTCGTCAATACATTTCATGAAAATAAATTGTCCATATTTTCGACAAATAAAAAGACACTTTATTCAAGTGTCTCGATTGGTTGTATGATTATTGCTTCAGCACTTAATAACTTAAAACCTATTGAGGCTAGCTGTGCATCTAGTTTTCCAAGTGCTTCATCTTCAGTATGTGCTTTTATATAATCATTAGCTATAAATGGTGAGCATTCATCATTTACACTATTGTGTCTTATTTTGGCTTTGAATATATACATGTATAGTTGTTTTTTATCTTTACTCATTAATATCACACCTCATATTTTCTTTTATTAATTTTCTACGCTGGCGGTTTATTTGGCTATTGGTTACGAATAATTTATATTGTATCTCTTTGTTAGTTTTACCTTGTCTTATTAAATCTCGTATATTATCATATATATTCATTACATTCTTTCCTCCCACCAAAATACACTACCTGGACAAGTTTCTTCATAGTCAAATGGGCAATCTTTGCATATTACACTATCACATACGTACTTATCACCATTACTCAATTCTAATAATTTGGTACATGCTTTATCTAATCCGCCTTTATCATCATTTTTCAATGATGTATACGCATAATTTAATAATCTTTCTTTGCGATTTCTCATTTCTTCCAATTCATTCATAATATAGACCTCCTCAAGTTTATAAGTTTGTAGATAATTACTACACTTTGAATTATAGACAATATTTGTCTATATGTCAACACTTATTTTTTATCTATATTTAATATATAGAAATTACTGATTATACGTAAAGTAATGAGGTACTAAATCTAGTACCTCGCACCTTTACCTGATGTGTTATTTAATAGTGTCGGACTTAATGTCTTATATATTATTGCATCTGTATATATTGCATACCTATTTCTGTCCATACAGTGGTCGTTTGTCTTTATTACTTCATCCACGCCTTTGTCTGCTTTATCTTCATCCCATACATACGCAGCAAATTCTTCTTGGTCATGTATGCAACTTGGGTCTAATGTGAATCTGCGTTCCTGTAATAGATATGACACTGTCTGTATGCCATTCATGACGTTATTCTTTGCAGGTATTATCTTTATCTTACGCCTTTTAAAGTAACTACGCTTACGTATCTCTACGATTAATGCGGATGCTGATGGGTCAATACATATATATTCAGGTCTAATATTACTTGCGTTAATAAATTCAATTAAATCGTCTACATATTCCTTAACTGTCTTTTGTCCGTCTTCCCTACCATTGTGGTGATATGAAGATATTAGGTGGTAGTGCTTGTCTGGTGCATAGTACCCATACATTCCAAATGTGGTTGGGTTCTGTATTCCAAAGTCTATTGATATCATGTTTCTTGTCCATGGTCTATCGTACTTAATAACATTTAAGTCAGAGTCAAACATTGGATATACTACACCATCCGCCATTACCCATAGACCTAATATAAATCGTTTATAGAATATACCAGTATATAGACTTTCATACCTTTTACGTACTTCTTCGCTTAGTGATGGGTTGTCTTTCATGGTGAAGTGTAGATATAATACTCTTTTTACCTCTGCCTTTTCCATCCATTCTTTTTTAAACCAGTGAAATGGGTTGTCTGGGTTGCATGAAAACCAGTACTTAGCACCGTCTACAGAACATCTTGCAGTTGCTTGGTTAACAAATGATTCAGGCATTAATGCTACTTCATCGAATAGACATCCAGCAAGTGTTATACCTTGTATAGTGTCTTGGGAACTTTCATCACCACCACCGAATATATAAAAATAGTTAATGGATGTCTTGGTTGCACCCTCAGGTGTTTTATATTTTTTCTGTATAATCAGTACATTTTCATTTAATAGGTCTACTACTTCATAACGTCTACTTTTTAACATTTGTTTAAGTGGTTTAATAACGTTCCTTCTATGTGCATGAATAGTCTTTCCACACATGCCAAAGTTTTGTCCATTAAATGATTCCATTGCCCACATAACATATGATAATGCTAATGATACTGTTTTACCACTTCTTACACTACCGTCTGCTATAATAGCATTGTAGTCTTTATATGGACTATTATTGTTCCACCACGTCAATACCTTCTTCTGCTTCACACTAAATGGTACGAATTTAAAAGGTATTACTTTATTTTTCATACGTCTTAATGCTGACGCACTTAATCCCATAATGTATACCCCCTTCTATATAGTCTAGTTTGTTTCATCGCCCCATACCTCACTTGCTATATCATTTAATGCGTCCATAAATGAGTCTTCGTATACTTCATCATCGTCTTCTTCACCCGCTATTTTCTTACGTAATAATACCATATCGCGTTGCAATTCAAGTTTTGCACTGGCTTCTCTACCTATAAATCCTGTTGTAAACTGTTGTCCTTTCTGTGCCCTTTCAATTACTTCTGCTAATACTTGTATTGCACCATATCTCAAGTTACCATCCTTATTAACTAGGTATTTAGTAGGGTCATTAAGTGCTGCATTACATAAGTCTATTACCTTTTGCCATGTGTTGTTATATATCATGTTTATTTCAACCCCACAACCTGCGTAGACTTCTATATATTTGTCCTCTGCTGCTGCGTTGATTCGTGCAGTGAAGTCTTTCTTTTGCTTGAACCAGTTTTCAGACTTTGCAATAACTGCTACTGCTGTTGTACTCATGCCATATTTTTCACCTATTCCAGCATACGTTAGACCTGAATTAATATAATCTAATTTCATCATGATATTACGTTCTGGCACGGTCATTCGTTTGCCGTCTACTATACACATTCTATTTGATAAACGTTCACGCTTTGGTGCTTTTAGACTACCCAATTACCTCACCCCCTTCATTGTCTATATGTCTAATACTCACTGCAATACCTACCATGTTCTTCAACCTCCTGTATTCTTTTTGCTAGTCTATTGTAGTAGTCTACGTTAGTTGTTATACGTTGTAGACTTATTAGATAATATTTGTCCGCCTTTAATGGGACAAAATTACTCATACAAAAGTTAATTACGTCTATACAACTTTTATAGCTACGTAAGTGTGTATGTCCTTGTCTAAATGGTTTTCTTTTATTATAGACTACAAATCCATCGCCAGTCCTTATTATCTGATACCCATATTTCTCATATTTTAACATTCCCATGATTCTTCTCTCCCCTTATATTTACTGGGTTCTTGACTAGTCGTTACCTACATTATAACATATCTATATTGTCTAATGTTCCGACATTATTCAGCATTGTGTTTCCGCTTTTATATGATTTCATGTGGTTTCATATGGTACTTATTATATTAGTCTATTATTATTAATAGATAATATTGTCTATTAATATATTATATTTATTGGTTGTTATATGTGTATATTATATATTATTCTATTATGTCTATAGTGGTTGTTTATCTATTTAATAATGGTATGTAAGTATTGGTATTAGGTTGATTCAGTTAATTAGATAAAAAATAAAACTAATATACTTATAACATATGATGGTGGTATATGCTATTTATATATTAGTTTTATATATTGTACTCTTGTTTTGTATTTATTTAAA